TAGTCGGTTCCTTCGATCGTCTCTTCGGCGAGGGTCAAGGGGCCTGGGTGCTTCGATTGCCAGCATTGGTGGGGGAGGTTCATGTCTCGTAACTGGTGCTGAGGGCCTGGATCTGGGCTTTGATCTCGTCGCGTTCCAGGCGCGTCGCTGCACGAGTCAGTTTGTCCGCAAGGGTGAGAATCTGGTTGACGCGGTCGGCCTCCGCTGTGTGCGGCGACGAAGTCACTCGCTTGTCGCGCTGGCGCCACCGGAGATTTTGCTGAATCTTCTGGCAGACAGCGCAGCCGACGTTCCGCCCGGTTCGCCGGTTCTCCGGCACGGTCAAGTCGTGGCCTCGGGCGCAGACAGTCATCGGCGCCGGGCCCCGCTTCCGAGGCGTAGTCATCCGACGGCCCCCAGGACAATGCGGACCGCCCACGCGCCGGCGAGGACCAGCGCGAACAGAAGCAGTGCCATTCCGATCGCCTCGTCAGCGTCCGGCGAGTCGGGGTCGAGAACGGAGATGACGATCGCGAGGAGAATGACCAGCACCACGCAAGCAAGAACGAGGCTCATGCGAACACCGCCACGGCGACGCCGAAGACAGCCAGGAAAACGGAAGGGAAGGACAGCAGCACCGCGAGCGGGAAGGGCAAGAAGATCGCGGCGACGGCGAGCCCGGCGAAGCCGGCGACTGCGAGCAGAACGCCGCAGAGCACCGGACCGGGTCGTGGTTCAGGATTGAAGGGCATGGTCATTGGTCCTTGATGGGCGTCGCGTGCAGGCCGGTGGCGCCAGTGCGTGCAACTTTCTGCCGCAGGCGGCGGATGTGCGACTCCGACTTGCTCAGGCCGACCAGGGCCCAGCCTCCGCGCGTCCGCCGGAGCAGCGCGTAGGTGAACTCGGTCGGGCTGCGCGACGCGATGGTGCCGTCGATCATGTAGACCCACCCGGCGGTGCCTTCGACAGGGTTGCGCGCACGGGTGACTCGTGGGGTGGTGGTGCTCATTGGTTGATGGGTGTGGAGCTGTAGATGGACGAGTGCCAGTCGTCGGCGCGGGGGCCGAAGACGTCGAACAGCCAGACCTTCAGGAAGCCGGGCTGCGGTTCTTGGTCAAGGATGAGGGACGCGTGCACGGTGCGGTTCGCCCAGCCCGCGACAAGGTCCACCGCGCCCGCCGCGCGGAGGCGGCGGAAAAGGTAGTTCGCCGTGCCAGTGCCGGACGTCAACGGAGCGACGCAGAAACGGACGCGGTGCTTCACTGCGGTGTCACCCGGAACAGTTCCGTCAGCGCCGTGGCGACGCTGTGGGCCAGCCCTCGATCTGACTTGTAGAGCGACTCGGCGATGTGCCGACCTTCGTCCCGCCGGAGGTTGACGAGTTCGGTTATAAGACGACGCCGACAATTGATGTAGTCCGTCGACAGAGACACGCGCGCGTGAACCTTGCCGATGGAGCCGCCCGCGGGGGTTTTCTTGGGGGCGCTCATCGCGGTGCCCTCCACGAGACGTTCAGCCCGAGGAACTCGGCGGCGCACGCGCGCACGCTGTCGGAGAAGTCACCACCGACCGACGTGACGCAGCCAGGGGAGACGCTGTTCATCGCCGCCATGACGTCGCGGATCGTCATCGGCTCCGACTTGCCCTTGCCACGCTTCGCGAAGTTGTCCTCGAACACCAGCTGGAGGGCTTCGCGTTGCTCCTCCGACAGACGCGACGGGTAGTTCTTCGTCGCCGGTGCGGGGTTCTTCAGAGAGGCCTCGATGCTGAGGCAGATGTCACGGATCGAACGGGTGTCAGGAGTCATGTGTGTAGCGTTCAACGAACGGGTAGAAGCAGCCTTCGATGTAGACGATCCGGTAGGTTCGGTCGTTGTGCTCGAACGGGGTGAAGATGTTGCGGCCTGGGGCGATCAGTTTCGGCCCCTCGAACACGTAGCGGTGTCCCTGGCTGAGCGCGCGGGGCGCCTCAACCCAGCCTGCGCGGGCGAGAGCCCGAAGCGTGCCGAGGTTCGTGACGACAGACCATCCCGGCGTGCCGCGGTAGACAAGTGTCGGTTTCATAGGCCGTCCAGCGCGTCGGCCAGACGTAAAAACTTTCGGGCTTGCCTGTAGTAGCGATCCCGAATCGCCGGGTTGTAGTTTGAACCGCCGCGGCGTTGGCGAAAGCCTGCCAGATCGTGAGCAAACAGCCACGCACCTCTGCGGCTTTGCGGTCCACGCACCTCTGCGGCTTTGCGGTCCACGAACACGTCCCGTAGATCACGGGCAGTGCGGTTCAGAAGTTTTGGGTGCCGAAGCGTCACAGGTCGATCTCCTCCGGGTTGAAGTCGGACGTCTCCGAGAGGATCGCGCCGCCAGGGACGCGGAACTGCGTCGGGTCGAACCGACCACCCCATTCGGCGGCCTTCGGCCCGACCAGCATGCCGCGCGACTTGACGTCGCCCGCGGGGCTGACGTCGTCAGGGTCGAACGAGATCACCAGCTGCGCGATCGCATCCTGGTAGAGGTGGCCGCACAGGCGGTTCAGCTGCGCCTCGTCGAGCGCCCCGCGCAACGTGACGACCAGGGTCGGCTCGGTGCTCGACTGGGCGAGGTCAAGGCCGGTGACGGCGCCGCCGACGTTGCCGATGTAGGCGACGGCGCGGAAGATGGCGTTGCGCTCGCCGATGGCGGGCATGACGCCGTTGATGTGCAGGCCGATGTTCAGGATGCCGCGGGTGATGGTGGTCACGGTTCGAGTCTTTTAACAGATCAGTGGACGAGTGTCAAGTGGTGAGTTCGTTTTCTTCAGGCGTCGGCGTAGCCTTAACCGTGGGCGACGGCGCTTGACGCGCGCTCCGCGTAGGTCCAGCCGTCGAGACCGACGTAGCGGTGGTAGCCGGAAACTCCGACCACAAACTTGCTGCCATCGGCGAAGACGTAGGTGGTCGAGCGGCCGTTGCCGCGGCGGACGACGCCCGCGGGGGTGTTGAACGCGGCGAGGCCAGCGGTCTGGACGTAGAAGTCGCGGGCGAGACAGAGGTGCGGCTGGGCGGTCATGGTTTGTTCGAGGGTAGAGATCGGCAGACAGGTGTCAACTACTAGTTCCTGGTTTCCACGCTGACGATCGGGTAGGGCTCGCTCGTCATGGTTTGCTCAGAGTAGCGATCGGTAGACAGGTGTCAACACCTTGACCTTGAAAATCTCGCAGGGCCGCGTCGGTCACGACAGCAGTTCCTGGATCATCTGCGTCTTCCGCAGGAGGACCTCGGCGATGATCTCGTCGCTCGATTTGGCAAGTGACAGCACGCGGGCCAGCACCGGCCGCGTCTGGCCGATGCGGTGGCAGCGGTCGGCCGCCTGCAGGTTCTCCCCGGGGATCCACGACTGCTCGACGAGCACCACGTCGTGCGCCGCGGTCAGCGTGATGCCGACACCACCGGCGACGATGTTGCAAACGGCGACGCGAACGCGCGGGTCGCGCTGGAACGCGTCGACGTTCGCCTGCCGTTGCTTCGGCGACTCCGCGCCGGTGATGCGCACCGCGCCGAACTTGCGCAGGCGCGAGCGCAGCTCGGTGGCGACGTCGAGATGGTGGCAGAACAAGACCTTCTTGTGGGTCGACTCGTGCGTCAACTCAGCCCCGAGCAGCTCCGCAGCGGCCGGCGCCTTCAGCAGGCCGACGATGCGCCGGTAGGCCGCGAAGTGATGCGACTCGCGCAGCGCGTTCATCCGGGCCTCGTGGTCGGCCGCCTGCTCGTGCTCGCCGAACGCGTTACTTATGATCTCGTCGAGATCGATGCCGGCCTCGCGCAGTGCCTTCTTGAGGTCGACGTCGGCGCCGTCGAGCGTGACGTGCCCCCAGCGCAGCGGCGGAAGATCGAGGTGGTCCGACTTCAGCCGGCGCAGCGCGAAGCCCTTCAGGCGCGCCCGCAGCTCGACGGCGTTCTGGATGCCGACGACCTTCCAACCGTCGCCGTAGCTCGACGGCGCCAGCTTGCAGTAGCGGGCGCGGAACTCGTGCCAGCGCATCAAGCGACCGTTCTGCTGCAGGCGCTCCGGTGCGAGCGCGGCGACCATCGTCCACACCTCGGTCGGGTTGTTCGGTGCCGGTGTCCCGGTCAACGTCCAGGTGCGCGCGCAGCGCGAGATCAGCGAGTCGACGTCCTCGCGACCGGGCACGCCGTAGAGGGCCTTCGTGCGCTGCGACTTCGGGTTCCTGAACGCGTGCGCCTCGTCGACGACGTTGACGTCCCAGGCGCGGTCCTCCAGCTGCCGCAGGATCGGGTCGCGGATCAGCAGTCCGTGCGAGACCACGACAGCGCCGGCGCGGGCGTCGATCCGGTCCGCCCCTGTCGTCACGACCTGAATCTTTCGGTGCGGCGACCATTTCTCGATCTCGCGCGCCCAGTTGTGGAGGACCAGGGCAGGGCACACCACCAGTAGTCGTTCCGCCCCGACGGCATCGGCGGCGGCGATCGCGGTGATGGTCTTACCCAGCCCCATCTGGTCGAAGAGCCCGGCGTTCCCTCGCGCGGACAGCCAGTCGACGCCGGAGACCTGATGCGGCAGTAGTTTCAGCATTGCGGCGCGGGAGGATAGCTGTCAACTATCGGCGATGCAAGCCCTCTAACCGGTGGACAGGTGAGTCGTCGGCTGCTACGGTTCGCGGCCCCCCCAAGAAAAACGGCGCCCCGCTCGAGTTCCCGAGCGAGGCGCCGCACGCGCACCATGACAGACCCGCAACAGAGTAGCGCGGCCGACGCCGTGCCTCAACTCCTTCGCGAACAACGCCGCTGGATCCGGTGGCAGATGGCGACCACGCCGTCGGGCATGCCGTCGAAGAAGCCGGCGGGGAGCACCCGCAACGTCGCCGGGCTCGACTGGTGGGATGACGTTGCGGACCTGCCACGCAACGCGAACGGCGGGATCGGGCTCGTTACGACCGACGGCATCTACGTGCGGGACCTGCAGCAGTGGCTGATCGGCTACGACCTCGACGCGTGCCGCAACCCCGACACAGGGGAGCTGGCGCAGTGGGCTGCAGAGTTCATCGCGCGCCACGGAAACAGCTACACGGAGGTCACCCCAAGCGGGTGCGGTCTGCGCCAGTGGATCCTCGTCGACGAGCGGCCGAGCGCGGTGCGCACGAAGGTGCGCGTTCCCGAGCCGGCGATGCCGGGCTGCCCGCCGACGAAGCGACCTGAGCTGCAGGTTTTCGGCACCGGGCCAGCCGGCTACGTGACGGTGTCCGGTCATCGGCTCGAGGGCACCAGCGGGGAGCCGCTCGTCGCGACGGCCGAATGGCACGAGACGCAGGCCGAGTTCGGGCTCGGTGAGAGCGACGAGCCCAGCTCAGAGCTGCCGACCGGCACCGGAGCCGTGCCGACGCAGGAGACGATCACGCGCGCCGTCGAGAAGCACGCGCACGGCAAAGCCCTGATCGCGGCCCGGTGGCACGAGGTCGTCGGTGAAACCAGCAGCGCAAGCGAGGCCTTCCACATGCTGGCGAAGCTGGCCCTGGAGGCAGCCAACGGCTATGGCGAGGCCGCGGTCGACTGGTTGCTGGCCTGCACCGCCTGGGGCAAGGGCGACGTCGACGACAGCCGCGACCCGGCGAAATACACGCGGCGCACCTGGGTCGAGCGCGACGTCGCGCGGGCCTTCCGGCGCATGCCGCCGCCGGCTTCCGCCGTGTTCGAGCCGATCCCCGACGAGCCGAAGGAGCGCAGGAAGACTCGCCTCGTCTCGGTCTCGAAACTCTGGCACTCCGTTGGCAACGATCCGTTCCTCGTGCACCAGCTGCTGCCGCGGCGCGGCCTCGCGCGCATCTTCGGCGATCCAGGCTCCGGCAAAACGCCGTTCGCGCTGTCCCTCGCCTGCGCAGTCGCGACGGGGGCGAAGACGTGGTTCGGGCACGAGGTCGACCGCAAGGGCCCCGTGGTCTACATGGTCGGCGAGGACGAAGCCGGCGTGATGCACCGGCTGAAGGCCGAGGCTCTGCGGCTCGGCATCGACGGGGAGCTGCGGTTCTCCGACGTGCACCTGACGACGATGCCGGGGCAGCTGCTCGACCCGGCCGACGTGCGCAACTGGGTCGAGGACGTGCTCGCGCTCTCCCCGACCGGTGTGCCGCTGCTGATCGTCGACACGCAGAGCCGGAACTTCGGCGCCGGCGACGAGAACAGCACGAAGGACATGGCGCTGTTCGTGCACCACCTGCAGATCCTCTCCGACGCGCTCGACTGCCTCGTGCTGCTGGTGCATCACACCGGGCTGACGAACAAGGACCGGGCTCGCGGCTCGATCGTGGCCCTCGGCGGCCTCGATGCCGAGATGCGCACCGACTGCGAGACCAAGGGGCGGCAGAGGGTGGTGAAGCTGACGCAGACGAAGAGCAAGAACTGGGCGACGCCGGATCCGCTGCACGGGGTCCTGGTGCCGCTGGTGGTGGGCAAGGACGTGAAGGGGCGCGAGTTCACCGCCGTGACACTGGCCGAGGCCCCGCAGACCGCGTTCGAGGACCTATCGAAGGACCCGGCCCTGACGCAGGACGTCGAGAAGGTGCTGTTCTGGATCGCCGATCACCAGGACCAGCGGGTCAGCTACGTGGCGCTCGGCAAGGCGGTCGGCGTGACGCCGGGGCGACCGTTGCGCAGCCACCTTTCGACGCTGATTAACGACCTGGGGCTGGTGACGGCTGACGAGCCGACGCCCGACGACCGCCGGGGGGCCTACCGGCTCACGGAACGAGGCGTCGCCGCGGCGGACTACCTCCGGTCGGGGGCCAAAAAAGCGGTGGACATGGAGGAACTCCTCAGTTGATCCGTAACTCCGTAGCAGGCAGCTGGATGCGCGGACGGCGCGCGACGATCCGCTCGGGTGAGCCGAAGTTGACAGTCAATAAATCAGAAGTGTCCGCCGCGCAACACGTTACGGCGTTTTCAACTCAGTCCGCTTTTCTCGCCAACGATCCGCAAAAGCGGATCGTTTGAAGTGTCAACTACAGCCTTGGCGGACTGTGAGTTGTCAACTCTTCCACAACCTCAATATCCGCAACGGTTTCCGACAGTCCGGATTGGTGGATCGTCCTCCCATTTAGTTTTGCCCGCGGCCCATCAAGACCCGCCACAGTCCGCCTCTGCAGGTGTATGGAATACACCTGCAGCAGGACGGGCGGAGTCTGGGCTCACCCTAACTTGTCAACAAAAGCAGCCCGGTGATGACCATGAAAAGCAAGTCTCCTGCCCCCCGCCAACCCGCCGAGAACGCAGGCCTGGAGTCCGTCTCGTCAGCGACCAAGCCGCGCCGGCGGATCAACTCACGCGCCAAGGGCGCCGTCGGCGAGCGTGAGTTCGCCGAGCTGCTCCGCGTCTCCGGCTGGCCCGGTGCGAAGCGTGGCCAGCAGCGCAGCGGCCTTGAGCAGGCGGACGTCGTCGACGGCCCGGAGCGCGTGCACTGGGAGGTGAAGCGGGTCGAGTCGCTGAACGTCTGGCAGGCCTTCGAGCAGGCGGCCCGTGACGCGCGGCACGAGCTGCCGGTCGTCGCGATGCGCCGCAACAAGTCGCGGTGGCTGGCGGTGCTCCCGCTCGAGGACCTGCTCACGATGCTGAGGGCTCGCGAGTGCGCTGCGTCCGGCGCTGGCCCCGCGGTGCGCCCGAACAACCGACTTGACTACTTGCTGTCGTAGCGGCACGATCGAGGGGACCGTGACTACCAAGAAGCCGAAGACCCCGAAGACCCCGAAGACTCCGAAGAAGACCGAGCGTCCCGCGCCCCGGACCGAGACGCCACCGATCGTCACACCGATCGTCACCATGTGGCGCGTCGACTTCGACTCGCTGCACCGGCGGGTGAGGAACGCCAACGCAGAGGCCGATCATTTCGAGCGGCAGAGCCTCGCACGCTTCAAGGAGAACATGGAGTTGCGCGGGCAGGTGGAGGTGCTGAGCAAGCAGGCGGAGAAGCTGAACGGCGAGCTGCACAGCGCGCGGCGCCTCTATGACGCGGAGGTCAACGCGCGGCTCTCGATCGGCAACGAACTCATCAAGGCGCGCGACGAGCTGAAGCACGTCACCGCCGAACGTGAAAAGCTGCGTCGTGCCGCCGCCGCCGCACTCGAAGAGGACCCACTTCCTACCGACGCAATCTGGTGGCAATCCCTGCGCGCGGTTCTGAACGGAATCCTCGACTTCCCGGTGGAAGGGCTCCCGTTCCACCTGGAGACGCACCACGAAAAGTCCCGCATGTTGCAGGCGATCGGTGGTGCGGTTCGCGTCTACGGAGATCGGAAGCGGCAAGAGGTGATGCGGCAACGCGCCGGCGACAACACGGAGGGCACCAACGAGGCGAACCTGCGCGCCGAGCTGAAGCGCACGAAGGAAGAGCTGCAGCTGGTCACTGCCGAGCGCAACGCGACACGCACCGAGACCGCGGGACCGAAGCTGGAGGCGACGACCCTCGTCCTCGAGCTAGACGGCGTCGCGAAGTCTGTCACCGGCCCGGTGCTGATCCCGGCCGGCAGCACGCGCCTCGACGTCCGCATGCCGGGCGCGCCCGCGTCGCCGCAGTGGGCGAACAGTGTCACACTGAAGATCGACGGGCAGACGATGTTGAGCGTCGCCGCCGGCGATCCGCGTGCGATGCCGTCTGCACGGGGGGACCTCGCCGCGTTCATCGAGACGCGAGTCCAGCGTGACCGCGCGCTCGGCGCCCTCGACCACGCGCGGGCCGAGCTGCGCTTGCTCAAGCAGCAGGCGGAAACGTCGCTGCGCCCCGATGAGCGCGCGCAGTTCGAGCGCCTGAAGCAGGTCCTCGGGCAGGTGCGAGCCGCGCACCGCGCTGCCGCCAACGACCGCACGAACCTGCGGGCCGAGCTGAAGGTCGTCGACGACATCCTCAACAACGTCACGATGCCGCGCGAGCAGGGCGCGAATGGCCGCAAGCGTACGTTGCTCGCGTTGCTCGAGCGTTGCCGTCTCGCTGTCGAGGCTACGCCAGACGTGTCGAAGCGCCTCGCGCACCTGCAGAAGCTCGAGCGCGCGCTGCTGGAGCTGACAGACTTCGCGAAGGGCAACCACGTTCTGACGCAGCGCCTGCACATGCTCGAACTCTACCGAGCCCCGGGTTGGCCGGTCTGGGGGGTCTGAGTGGCGGGTGTCCCGATGACCTTTAACTTGTTCGAGCTGCTGCTCGACCACGTCATCGCCGGCCGGTCGATCGAGTCGTGGTGCAAAGCGCCCGGCAGGCCTTCGTCGATCGGGGTGCACAAATGGTTGTCAATCGACCCCGAGCGACGCGAGAAACTGCGCATCGCTCGGGAGGTCGGTGGCCATGCGCTGCTCGACCAGACGCTAGAGATCGCGGACGGCATCTGGGACGACCCGGCATCGCGCACGGTGCGCATCAACGCGCGCAAGCACCTCGCCGCGATCTACAACGCGAGACTGAGGGACAACCTCAAGGTGTCCGTCACCGACGACTCGCGCGTGGCGCTGTCGCTCGAGGCGGCTCTGAAGGAGATCACCGCGCTGCTCGCCCTGGCGCGCGCTCGCGCCGAGGCGCAGGGCGGCGAGCCGCCGGTATATATACCGGCGGCTGACGACCGGCTTGGGGACCTGCTGTCGTGATCCGGTGATTTTGTTGTTGACAGGTGGCCTCCGGGGACGATGATCCCCGCATGTCCAACACCAAGACACCCCGTTCCCGGAAGGCCGCCCGCGCTGGCCTCCTCACCTCCGCGCCGAAGGCGCCCACCCACGGCGAGATCGCCCAGGCGATCTACAGCGAAACCTTCAAGGCGCTGTCGAAGCCGGTGCAGCAGATCAGCCAGCAGATCCCCACGACGGATGCTGCCGCGGTCGTCGGTTTCACTGAGGCGCTCGCCACGCTGTTCGTGGCACAGCTCGCTCGCGCTGTCGCCGACAACGTCGAAGGCCTCGCTGCGCAGCGCGAGACGACGATCGAGATGCTCAACGCCGCGCTCGATGCCGCGCGTCAACGGCTGGCACCGAAGTTCAAGTTCCTGATGCCGGACGACCCGCGCGGCATCAAGCTGGCGCCGAGCCTCGCTCGGCTCGACGCCAACCTCGGCACCATCGGAGGGCTCGTCAAGTGACCTACTACGACGACTACGGGTTCACGGAGAAGGACAACGAGATCGCGCGCCTGCGCATTGAGCTGGCGGCTACGCGGGCGAGCAGCGAGAAGCAGCTGGCCTCGCTGCGGACGCAGGCGGAGAACCTCAGCAGCTCCTACAAGACCGCCGCGGACGCGCGAGAGAGGCTCATCGAAGAGCGCGCGACCTTGGTGAAGCAGCGCGACGAGTTCAGGCAGGCGTTCACGAGGACCGACGAGATTCTGCTGGCGGAGCGTGAACAGCACCGGCAGGAGCGTGAACTGCACCGGCAGACGCGAGACCGCCTGCACCGGGAGCGGGAGCGCGAGCGCTCGATGCCGCAGTTCGACCCGATCCGCGCGGAGGCCCTCGAGAAACGTGTCAAGGACCTGGAGAAGAACCTGGGCGACACGCACGCGAACTACCTCACCGCCCGCGACGAGTCGAACCGTCTCGCCAACAGCGCGCGGATTCTGCAAGGGCTTCTGGCCGGAGTGCACGTGGCGCTGGGTGTGCGGTCCCAGGATAGCGTGGTCACCGCGATCGAGAACCTGAAGGCGCGCGTCGTCGATGCGGAGGCGAAGCTGGCTACGGCTTGGCGGGAGCTGGCTGGTGTCCGGGTGCGTATCGCCGACATGCAGGAAGTGATGCGCCAGACTGCCGCCGGCCTGTCCATGCCCGCCGACATGCAGGAAGTGATGCGCCAGACTGCCGCCGGCCTGTCCATGCCCGCCGATAAGCGAGAGTTCGAGGTGAACATCGAGGGCTCCGCGACGCGCGTTCGATCGGTGCTGTCACGCGCCGCCATCAGCGCGGTCGCCGAGGTCGTCGCGGCTGACGACGAGAAGCGTGCGGGCGTGGTCGGCATCACCACGCGTAGTGGCGGCCGGCTGATCGCGGTCGGCGAGTTCGACGAAGTCGTCGCATGGTGGCGCGGGTGAACGCGCTCTCGTTTGCCGCACGAATGAGCTGGGCGCCGATCACTGGGTTCCCTGGATACGAGGTGTCCTCCGAGGGTCGGGTGCGTGGACCGCGCGGCGAGCTGTCGCCGTGGGTTGTCGAGTCGTCGCGCGACAAGCTGCGGACCTACCTCAAGGTAGGCCTGCAGCGCGACGGCCGGCGCCACCGCTTCTTCGTCCACCGGCTCGTGGCAGAAGCGTTCTGCCCGCGGCCCGAAGACGCGACTGATGTATGCCACCGGAATCACACGAGCACGGACAACCGTGCCGAGAACCTCGAGTGGAAGACGCACGCCGAGAACGTGAAGGACACCTACGGCGAGGATGCCGTCGAGCGCCGGGCGCTGTTCGAGGAGTCACTCGGCGTGCTCAGCTACGCTGGGCCTGAACCGGGGCTGCCGTTCTGACGTATCGGCCGTTTGACATCGATCGCGGTCCCCGCTAGGGTCCCGGCCGATGTCCGGTGCCTACTGCGATTCCTGCGGCGAGCCCTCCTCGGTGCTGTCCCTGCACGAGGTCGTTCGCACTACCGGCACGAAGCTGGTCTGCGGCGTCTGCGCGCTCCGCCCTGTGGTCACCGCCGGCGAGCGAGATCGCTTGCCGACGGTCCGCTGTAGCTGCGACCTGTGCAACGCAGACCGCCTCGCACGCGCCCGCGTGCTCGAGGACACCGCGGCGCAGATGCAACGCGAGCCGCGCGTCTACGGCACCGGCAAGGGACAGCTGAACCGGTGACTCGACCAGCGAAGATCCCGGTGTCCGAGCACGGGATCCCGCTGGGGGACCACCACCACCGCACGAAGATCCCCGACGCCGCCGTCAAGGCGATGTTCGAGATGAAGGACGATGGGATGGGGTGGCGCCGCATCGCGCGCGCGTTCCCCGAATGGTCACCGTGGACGATCCGCGACATCCTCGCCAGCCGTCGGCGCAACGTGCAGATCGCGGACTGGAAGGACGCATGAGTGACCCGCTCGCCGGCTACTCGCCGGAGCTGTTGAAGCACCTAAGCCCCGCCGAGCTGGCCCGCCTGACCACGTTGCTGAAGGCGCACCGGCGCCTGTGGACACCTCTGCAAGGCCCGCAGACTGTGGCCTGTGTCTCGCAGGCGGACGTCGTCGGGTTCGGCGGCGCTGCAGGCGGAGGCAAAACGGACCTCGGCGTCGGCCTCGCCACGACCGAGCACCGACAGGTCGGCATCTGCCGTCGCAACGGCACCGAGATGATGTCGATCGTCAACCGCATCGCTGAGTTGACAGGTTCGCGAGAAGGCTACAACGGGCAGGACAACGTCTGGCGGCTACAGCGCCCTGACGGCGTCGACGTGCAGATCGAGTTCATGTCGTTCCCGAACCCGGGCGACGTGCAGAAGTATCGCGGACGCCCGCACGACCTGCTCGTGTTCGACGAGGCGGCGACGATGCGTCTGGCCGACGTGCGATTCCTGATGGGCTGGCTGCGCACCACGCACCCGAAGCAGCGGTGTCGCGTGCTGATGACCTTCAACCCGCCGGACACCGTCGAGGGCCGCTGGGTGCTGTCCTACTTCGCTCCCTGGTTGGACAAGAAGCACCCGAATCCGGCGCTGCCGGGCGAGCTGCGCTGGTATGCGATGCTCGACGGTCGCGAGGTCGAGGTGCGCGACGGACGCCCGTTCAAGCACGGCACCGAAACGATCTACCCGCAGTCGCGCACGTTCGTGCCGAGCAGGATCACCGACAACCCGTTCCTGCTCCACACTGGATACATGGCGCAGCTGCAGGCGCTCGAAGAGCCGATGCGCTCGCAGCTGCTCTACGGTGACTTCGCCGCCGGCGTGAAGGACCCAGACGATCAGGTGATCCCCACCGAATGGATCGAGGCCGCCATGGCCCGGTGGACGTTGCCGAACCGGCTCCCGCTGATGGACAGCCTCGGCGCCGACGTCGCTCGCGGGGGTGGCGACCGCTCGGTCTTCTTCCCGCGGCACGGCATGTGGTTCAACTTCCCGCACGTCTACCCAGGCGCCGACACGCCGGACGGGGCCGTGTTCGCCGGCCGCGCGGTGCAGCACCTGCGTGACGGGGCGACGATCCACCTCGACGTGATCGGGGTCGGTAGTTCGCCCTACGACCAGCTGCGACAGATCGGCGCGCACGTCATCGGCGTCAACGTCTCCGAGAAGACCTCGCGCACGGACCGCAGCGGCCGGTTGAAGTTCAAGAACGTGCGTAGCGAACTCTACTGGCGCGCTCGCGAAGCGTTCGACCCGCAGAACAACACCGGCATTGCTATTCCGCCCGTGCCCGGCTTGCTCGCAGAGCTGACTGCGTTCCGCTTCGAGCACCCGAGCGGCGTCATCCAGGTCTCCTCGACCGACGAGGTCAAGGACATCCTCGGCAAGTCGCCAGACCTCGCGAGTGCGTTCGTTCTCGCTTTGATGGACACGCCGCCGATCCGCGAGCTGCGTTCGATCTACAACCTCGACAACGACAACTCGACGTTCGACTACAACCCCTACGGCAAAGACTGAGATGACAACTCTGACGAAGAAGACGATCACGGCGACGATCACCGGCGAGCTGGCCCACCTGGAGAAGCACGGCGGGTTCATGGTGCAGACTCCCGCTGGCGGTGTGGTGTGGCAAGGCGCGACCACGACCAACGGGACCGCCTACTCGGTGAAGAACCCGACCGGAGTCGGGGAGGCGCCAATCCTGACTCAGCTCGCGAACGGCACGGTCCTGTTGCCGGGTGACAGCGTCGTGGTCCTGTCGTCCTCGACGGCCGGCGGCCCCGCGAACGACGAGGCGATGGCGATCGTCTTCGTGCCCTTCGCGCTCGACCCGTCGCAGCTGCGCCCGCCGGCGATTGGCAACGCGGCGCACCCCGTCATCGCCTACCTGCGGCAGAACCCGCTCTACGTCCCGGGCGACGTTCTGTCGCGAGTGCCGAGCGTGATCGACGTCGATGCACTGCCTGTCGCCTGGGGCGCGTGGAACAAGGCGAAACCCACGATCGCAGCGTCGGCGGCCCGGTTCTCCGACTTCTGCGGTGAGCTGTGGGACGGCTGGGGCACGCACTTCAACACGCCGTCGGCGCAACACCCGGGCTACGGGCGGTCGATGTCGTTCGAGGTGTCTCGCGCCCTGGTGTTGGCGTGCAGCACCTACCCAGTGGAGCAGAAGCTCGAGCTGCTCTACAACCTCGTGCAGTGGGGCCTCGACCTGATCGGCCCGTTCCTGTCGGGGCGCAACGACAAGGCGAACGGTGGACACATGCAAGGCCGGAAGGCTCTCATCATCTTCAGTGGGCACCTGCTGAATCAGCCGTGGGTGAACCCGGATGCCTACCTGCCCGCGGGGTCATTCCAAGAGAACGAAGCCTTCTTCGACGGCCTCTCGCTGCTGACAGCCCCGGCGTTCCCGTGGGGCTGGCGCTACGGCTACATCTGCTACAGCGACAACATTGGTCTCTACGATCTGCACCTGCCGGTGGCGCAGTGGGACCTGACGCCGCACCGCCCGGCATGGGGCCTGTGGAGCTACTGCCACGCGGTCGCCGGCACGCAGCTCGGAGCGGGCCTCGCGATGGAGTTGATCGGGCGCAAGGCGGAGATGGGGCTGGCGCACGCCGGCTTCCTGGAGCAGTGGATGGACACGCCGCCGGCGGGTGCGATCGCGGACATGGCCGCGCGCGGGATCTCGGTGCCGAGGGCGGTGGTGAGGACCTGTGCGAGAAAGCCTGGATCGTCTACCACACGCACAGCTGACACTTGACGCCGTGCGCCGCAGGTGCTACGGTGGCGCCTCCCCACCAGGGAGACGTCCCGTTGACGGAACCCTGGCCCCCTCCGGGCTGCGGCCCGGGGGTCTTCATCCCGAGGTAGTTCAGTCGGTAGAACACATGCCTGATACGCGTGATGTCGGTGGTTCGAGTCCACCCCTCGGAACCAGAGCATCGGGGCGACGGGCCCTTTCAGCCGGTTCGATGCCGGAGCGCTGCGTAGTTGTCGGCCAGGAGCGACCCTCCTGGCCGACTCTATTTTGGGGTGCATAGCCGCTGCTGACGCCGCCTAGCGTGCCGGGCCATGAGGATCGCCCCGGTCACTGCTGCCCTGCTGCGCGAACACGCGGACGCACTCATCAAGGCGCACTACGACGAGATCGCGCGCAAGAAGCACCTGATGGTGCTCGACCCGGATTGGGAGAAGTATGAGCTGCTGGAGTCGGTCGGCAAGCTGTTCGGCCTCGCGGCCTACGACGACGATCGCCTCGTCGGCTACTCGCTGAACCTGATCGACACCCACCTGCACTACCGTGGGCTGATCTACGCGCAGAACGACGTCGTGTTCGTCGACCCCGACTACCGCGGCGCTCGAGTCTTCCCGCTGCTGAACGTCGCCGCGGAGAAGCGCGCGAAGGCCCTCGGCGCGAAGCTGTTCCTGATGCACGCGAAGGAGGGCAGCGACCTCGAGCGCATCCTGCGCAAGCGGTCCGAGTATGCCGTGCAGGACATCATCTTCGCGAAGGAGCTGTGACCATGGCGATCACCGGGGCAATCACCACAGCGGTCGGCGTCGGCGCGGGGCTCTACTTCGGCGTCAAGGGTGAGCAAGCCGCGCGGGACGGCGTTCGCCGGCAGCGCGTGGCGCAGCAGAACGCCGCTGCGGCAGCCGCTGCGGAGCAGCAGCGCAGCGAGGAGGCCGTTGCCGCGGCGAACCGCCGCAAGGTCAACACCGACTCGATCCTCGCCAACGAAGGAATCTCGGCAGCGTCGACGATGCTGACCGGGCCGATGGGCCTGCGTGGCGGGGCGCAGCGGATCGGCGAGAAGACCCTCCTGGGGGACTGACCGGTGGACACCCTACCTCCACTGACCCCGACGCAGCGACGAGACTACTACCGTCGTCGGCTCGGTGCGTTGAAGACGGACCGGCAGACCTGGGACACGCACTGGCGCGAGATCGCCGAGTTCACCTTGCCGCGGTCCGGCCGGTGGCTCGACCAAGACGCCAGTAACCGTGGAGGCAAGAAGCACTCCCTCATCATCGACAGCGCGGCCACGAAGGCCTTGCGCACGATGGCGGCGGGCATGATGGCAGGCGCCACCAGCCCCGCTCGTCAGTGGTTCAGGCTCACCACACCGGACCCGGAGCTGAATCGGAGGCACCTCGTCCGCGTCTGGCTCGACGTCGCCACCGATCTCGTGCAGCGAGTGTTCCGCAAGTCGAACACCTACCGCGCGCTCTCAAGCATCTACGAAGAGCTGGGCGCGTTTGGGACGGCTGTCAGCATCATGGTGCCGAACTACGACACCGTGTTGCACCACCACACCCTGACGATCGGCGAGTATGCGCTGCAGCAGGACTTCCAGGGCAAGGTCAACACGATCTACCGCGAGTTCGACGCGTCGGTCGCGCAGCTGATCCGCGAGTTCGGCTACGACCGGTGCTCTCACCAAGTCAGGCAGCTCGCCGCCAGCCAGCCGGACAAGATGATCCGCGTAGTGCACGCGATCGAGCCGCGCACCGACCGCAACCCTCGGTCGATGACGGCGCGCAACGCGCCATGGGCCTCGATCTACTTCGAGCAGAACACCGACGCGACCGAGATCCTGCGGGAGTCGGGCTTCCGCAAGTTCCCCGCTGTTGCGCCTCGGTGGACGACGGTCGGCGGAGACGTCTACGGCGGCTCTCCGGGCATGGACGGGCTCGGCGACACGAAGCAGCTGCAACACCAGCAGAAGCGCAAGGCGCAGGCGATCGACTTCAAGGTCATCCCGCCGACGCAGCACCCGTCGCATCTGAAGGGCCGCGAGATCAACAAGCAGCCGGGCGGCTCGACGCCGGTGGACAGCGTCGGCCCGCAGAACGGCATTCGCACGCTGTGGGACGTCAACATCGACCTCTCCGATCTGCGCGAGGATATGGCCGAGGTGCGTCAGCGCATCCGCGAGAACTACTTCGCGGACATGTTCCTGATGCTCGCGAACTCCGACCGTCGGCAGATGACGGCGACCGAGGTCGCGGAACGCCACGAAGAAAAACTGCTGATGCTCGGCCCGGTCTACGAGCGCCTGCAGAACGAGCTCTACGAGCCGCTCGTCGAGCGCGCGTTTTCCGAGCTGTGGGAGAACGGCGCGCTGCCGCCGCCACCGCCGGAGCTGCTCGACATGGACCTGCAGATCGAGTTCGTCTCGATGCTCGCGCAGGCCCAGAAGGCCGTCGGCGCCGTCGCCGCGGACCGGTTCGTCGGGACCATCGGCGCGATCGCGAACTTGAAGCGAGAGGCTCTCGACCTGCTGAACGAGGACGAGGTGGTCGCAGGCTACGCGTCGATGTTGAACGTCGACCCGCGCTTCCTGCGCTCGCCGGACGAAGTCGCCTCGCTGCGTGAAGCGCGTAACCGCGCGAACGCCGCGAAGGAGCAGATGATGGTCGCCGAGCAAGCGGCCAAGGTTACCAAGGACGTCGCCGCAGCGGGCCCCGCCGGCAGCGACGTGATGTCCATGTTCGCCGGCTACAACAACCCCGCACCCCAGGCACTCTGATGGGCCCCTTCAATCACGTCCACACCCCGGTGACAAACGTCAACTTCCCGTTCGGCCCCTGCGATCAGCTCGTCTGCATTCGCGACGCGGCCAACGTCACCGTGACCATGGCGAACGGGACCACCTGGGTTCAATCTTCGTGGACCGCCGGAACCAAATACGAACTCCGTGCGGCGAAGGTGGCCTTCGACGTGGGCGGCGAGTTCCTGGCCCTGAAGCTGTGAACACGCCGATGAGCCTCCACATGACGAGCGACATCATCCTCGGCGGCGTGACCGCGTTCCTCGGCGGCGGTGCCGTGGCGCAGGGAGTCACCGAGGGCTCCTGGAAAGACTTCGTCGCCGGCGGCGCCGCCGCGGCGGTGATCTTCGTCGTGATCGTGTTCCTCCGGCACATCACCGAGATGCGCAAGGAGCACAGCGCGAACCTCGCCGACGAGCAGAAGAAGCACGTCGACGCGGTCCAGGCGATCACCTTGGCGCAGAAGGCTGCGACGGACGCGTTCTCCGCGACGGTCACCGCCATGGCCAAGGAGACGCACGAAGCGCACGCCACCTACACCAAAACTCTCACTGACTTGCTGAGACCCCGATGAAGAACCTGATGAAGTGGGGCGCGGTTCTCGCGCTGTTCCTCCTGGCTTCGTGCCAGGGACCCGACCCAATCCGCCTGCGCTCCGAGCGCGCGAACCTGAACCTCGCCAAGCGGTGCGCGGAGGGCTGGTTCAAGGCCCTGCCGTTCACCGCCGACGACGTTCGGCTCGTGCAGCAGGCCTTCGGCGACTGGGACCTCGCGCTGCAGGCCGACGAGAAGCTGGCCGCTCCGCTGCTCGGGGGTGGCCAGTGAGCGACAAGACGTCGAAGCTGATGGCGCAGGTGAAGGAGATGGCGCAGGCCAGCGCCGAGCGCGTCTCCGAGCAGTTCGACCTGAGCATCCGTCCGCGGCTCGCCCGCATCCTGATCGAGTCGGCGGCCGTCGCCGTGCGCGCCGCTGCCGGCGAAGACGTGACGACCGCGACCCTCGCGCTCGAGGCGTCGGTGACGTCGCTCGCCCGGGAGCAGAAGGCGATTGTGGTCCTGGAAGGGCGCACGCTGGCGTTGAACGCTGCGGTGTCCCTGATCCTCCGCGCGGCGATCGTCTGACGCACCGGGGTGCATAGGCACCCGCCGGCGCGCATACCTTCCGCCGCGTGAGCTACGACTACGACCCGCTGGACGACGCCGGTCGCGAGCGTGACGAGGAGCGCGAAAAGCAACTCGCACGCACGCGCAGCGACGAACTCTTGCAGGACGTCAAGTGGCTCATGGCAGGCCCGCGCGGTCGCCGGTTCCTCCGGTGGCTGTTCGACGAGGCGGATGTTCCGCACGGTGACGCGTTCGCCACGAACGCGCTCCTGATGTCCCGCAAGCTGGGGCAGCAGGATTTCGCACGCCGGATCTACGCGCTCGTCATCGGTCATTGCCTGCCCGACTACTCCGTCCTGATCGACGAAGGCAAGAAGAACGATGAGCGAAGCGAAGGTCGCACCAACTGAGACCCCAGCTGCGCCGGTGACCCCGTCGACGCCCGCCCCGGCCCCCGCCGCGCCGGTAGCGCCGTCGCCGCAAGTCACCACGCACCAGCCGCCGAAGGCCGACGTGAAGACGCCGGCCGCGCCGTCGAAGACGCTCCTGGGTGATGACACCCCGACGTCTCCGAAGGCAGGCGCGAGCGAGCCCGGCAAGTCGCCGGGCGACTACGCGCTCCGACAACCGGAGGGCGCGAGTTACGACCCGGAGGTGTTCAGCACCTACGGGTCGATCGCCCGCGAGCTGGGTCTGCCCGCCGACAAGGCGCAGACGCTGCTCGACAAGCTGACCCCGGTGATGCAGGCGCGCGAGCAGGTGCGTCTGGAAGAGGTGAAGCGGGAGTTCGCGCAGGCCGCGGAGGCCGACCCCGAGTTCGGGGGTGCGAAGTTCTCGCAGAACC